CCACAAGAAGCAGTAGGTAACAATGGATTTAGTTTTACCACATCAATAAATCAATACTGTGGTAACAGCTCTTTTACAAGTGGTTTAAATTCAAGCGCACAAACAGGTGCTTTACTACCTATACAAGGTGCATTAATAGCAAACGCATCAATAATAGGTAACTGGAATGGATTTAGTTCAGACGGCACAGGTTCATTTGCAAGCACAACAGCACCTACGGTTAGTTCAGGTAACTTAACATTAACGTCAAATGGTAGCGGACAATCAGTAGCAGGTGTATATCAAACTATAGATAATTTAACAACTGGTGCAGATTATGAAATAATTATAAAACATAGCGCAGTAGCATCAGGGTTTACAGTTTTTGGTGGTGGTGGTGTTTATCATACAAACGGAAGTTTAGCAATAGGTTCAAATAGTTTTTTTACTACTAATCAGACAAACACTAGTTTTACATTTACGGCTACGGACACAGAGCAACTATTAGCAATATCATATATAAATCATACAGGTAGCTCTTTAGTAGTGTCAGAAATAACATTAAAAGAAGTTATACCTACTACAATAATATCAGACGTTGAAGACGGTTCTGTAATTTGTGATCTATACGACAACGAAGCAATACCGTTAAGTCTTAGCGTAGATGATTTTAAAAACGCAGCAGAAAAAGTACAATCATATTCAAAAGACTTTAATTTGCCTGCAACAAAAAGAAATAACAAAATATTCAGCAGTATATTTGACGTGCAAAAATCAATACAAAGTAACTTTGATTTTAACCCTTATGTTAGAACACGTGCAGTGTTAAAAGAAGACACTTACACAATCTTTGAAGGTAGTCTACGATTAATAGATATAATAAATAAAGACGGTGAAATATCTTACAATGTAAACTTATTTAGCGAAGCAGTAGCACTAGCAGAAATACTAAAAGATAAAAAACTAAAAAACTTAGATTTAAACGAACTAGAACACGATTATACTATTACAAACGTAACTAATAGTTGGACAGGTGCTTTAGTTTTAACAAATGATTTAGATGCAGGATCATTTGCAGGTATTGAAGACGAAAATACAACAAGTGTTTTAAAGTACCCTTTTTGCAACTGGGAAAACAACATAATAGAAAACACAGCAGGACAATTAGAGTTAGAATTAGAGCAAGCATTTAGACCTTTTATACAATGCAAATACTTAGTAAATAAAATATTTAGCGAAGCAGGATATACTTTTGAAAGTGATTTTTTAAGTAGCACAAAGTTTACTAAATTATTTATGGACTTTAACTGGGGATCAGGTAACGCACCAAATGACGTAAATCACACAGGAGAAGCAGAAAAGACAGCAGTACAAATAATATCTTCAGCTACTAATACAAAAATAACTTTTAATCAACACAACTTTGCAGACGGATTTGGTTGGAATGGTACAGACACATTTACTGCACCACAAAATGGAACTAGCTATACGTTTTCAGTATTTATGGAAATTACAGGAGACTATGAAGCAGCTATATATAGAAATGGCACAGCTATTTCAGGAACAACACGCACGACTGCAAATTATGGTACAAATTTTTTTATATCTAGTGTTACTCAACCTTGTCTTGCAGGTGATACAATTACTTTTGAAGCACGCAAGTTAAGTGGTTCAAATATACAAGTATTTGGTTCAGCTTCTTCACCTAGACGTATTGTAGCAGATATTAATTTAGACAATATCACTACAGCAGTTTTGTTAAATAACTTACGTGGTGATTTAGGACAATTTGAGTTTTTAAAAGGTATAATGACTATGTTTAATTTAGTGACATTACAAGACAAAGACAACCCTAATAACTTAATTATAGAACCTTATAAAGACGTATTTGTAAAACCTATACACGTGCTTAACACAAGCACTACAGTTACGCCTAAGCAACTTAACTGGACAGATAAGGTAGACATATCAGAAATAAATTTAAAACCCTTAGAGCTTGTAAAAACAACTGTATTTGGGTTTGAAGTAGATGGTGATGACTACACGCACAACGTTTATAAAAAAGCTACTACAGTTGCATCACAAGGTAAAAACTATGGACACTATAGATTTGAAAAAACTGACTATACAATGCTAGAAGGTGAAACAGAAGTAAAAGCTACACCTTTTTCAGCTACTGTAATAAAACCTTTATTAGATTTTACACCTGATTTTATAACACCTTCTATATTTCAAGCGAATGATGACGCAACCGAATTTGAAAGTTTTGCAAATTCACCACGTATACTATTTGACAATGGAGTAAAAACATCAGGTAAGACATACAAAATACCTGCAAAGAATGGTGTAGCAGCTACAACAAAAACAGATTTTTTACAATTTAGTCATTTGTCAGAAATACCTACTACTGCGACTACAGAAGACTATAATTTTGGTTACTGTCAATTATTCAACCCCTTAGTACCTGTAGTAGATAATTTATACAATATTTATTGGGCAACTTATTATGACGATTTATATAACGCTGACACACGTGTTATGACCATTAAAGTAAATCTAACACCTGCAGACATTAATACGTTTAGATTCTTTGACACAGTATTGATTAAGAATAGAGAATACAGAGTAAACAAAATAGATTACAAAGCAGGCGAACTAGCAAATGTAGAATTTATACTAATACCATAATGGAGTTTAAAAAAGGATTTAAAATAAAACCAAAAAGTATTAAAAGAACTGGCGAAGTAATTTTTACTGACGGTACAAATGATGTGTTTGCAAATCAAAAAATATGTAAAGAATATGGTTATAATTACGACACTTCTAATGGCACTTGTTATGCTTATAGATATGTTAGCTTAACAGAAAAAAGAGGTAAAAACTTAGACAATAAAGTAGCAGGTAAAAACAATTTAACAAGTGACGGAACACGGTCGTCATTTATAACAGGACAAAGTAACACAACAGATGGTATAAACAAAAATATATTTATTACAGGTGAAAATAACAAAATACAATCTGATCTTAGCAATTCAAGTATAATAGGTGGTACACACGCATTAGGGTTACACAATGGCGAAGTAGTAATAGGTGCAGGTTTATTAGATGACGGACAAGTAGGCGCACATCAAATGTCTATAGTACAACTAATAGGACAAACAGCAAACGCTACACCCACTAATTTAAGCATACTGAACGAAAGTAAATATATTGAAATACAAAACAACTCTATATTAGGATTTGAAGCACATATTATAGGACTTAGTACAGGTGGTTCTAGTGGTACAGCAGGACAATACATTTACTACAAGCTAGTAGGTGCGTGTAAAATAGACAATGGATTTAACCCTACATTTACACAATCAATAAGCACTATAGCAGACGGTAGCTTATCAATAGTAGATGCACCTAGCTTTGTAGCAGTTACAGATCCTTTTATAAGTATACAAGTAGCAGGACTAACAAACGTCAATATTAGTTGGTATGCGAGTGTACATCTATTCACAAATAAAACATTAAACACATTTTAATTATGGCAGAAGAAATTAATTTAAAAATCAATAGTAATATAGATGACGCAGCTAAAGACGTAGAGAAACTAGCAGACGAACTTAGTGGTGCAGTAGATCAAACTAACGATTTAAATAAAGCTACAAAAGAAGGTAACACAGGATTTAAAAGAATTACTGGTGCAGTTAAGGGTTTAGGCGCAGGATTAAAAGCATTAGGTGTAGGTCTGATACTAGCAGCGTTTACACAACTTAAAGACATATTTGGACAAAATCAAAGAGTAGTAGATGGTTTTAGAACTGCTACAGAGTTTCTAAGTATTACATTTAACAAGTTTTTTAACTTTTTATCAGACAACACTCAGGTAGCGTCAGGTATGATGAGTAGACTATTTGGTAGTGAAGCAGTACAAAACGCATTAGAATTTAGTCGTACACTAGGTATAGAAGTTATGACTAGAGTAAAAAACCTTATACAAGGTATAGGTGGTTTAGGTCAGGCAATATTCCAAGTATTTAAAGGTGACTTTAAAGAAGCTAGCGAAACAGCAAAGACTGCACTAGGTAACCTAAAAGACACAGTTACAGGTAACGCAGTAGAAACTGCACAAATGGACAACGCAATCACTAAGGTTACTGATAAAATTAAAAACTTTACAAAGAGTACATTAGACGCAGCTAAATCTAATGTAGAACTTGATAAGTCAGCAGCACTTGCAGAAAGTAGAAACCGTATCTTATTAGAACAATTTGACAGACAAGCAGAAGTACAAAGGCAAATAAGAGATGACGAAAGCAAGTCTTTTCCTGAACGTATAGCAGCTAACGAAAAACTAGGAGAATTACTAAAAGACCAAAAAGAAACAATGTTAGCTAACGCAGACATAGCAGTAGAAGCAGCGCAGAAGGAACTAGACAAGAATAAAGAAAACGTAGAATTACAAATAGCACTTAATGAAGCAATAGCAGAGCGTGAAGGTATAATAGCACAAGTAACAGGTTTTGAAAGTGAGCAACTAACTAACACTATAAGTCTAAAACGTGAACAAAAAGACGCAGATCAAGAACTTATAGACCTAGCTAAAGAACGTAAAGAAGCAGAGTTAGAAGCGTTTAGTTCACTAGCAGGTGCATTAGGTGACTTAGCAGGCGAAAACAAAGCACTAGCAATAGCACAAGCAACTATAGATACTTTTGCAGGTGCTAACAAAGCATTTGCACAGGGTGGTGTCGCAGGATTTGTAACAGGCGCAGCAGTAATAGCAGGTGGTTTAGCTAACATAAGAAAAATAATTGCAGTAGACGTGCCTGGTGGTGGTGGTGGAGGTTCTGTACCTTCAGCTACACAGCAAGCTCCTGCACCTCAAATGGTAAGTGGTGCATTTAGTCTAAGTGGTGCTACACCTGACTTTGAACCTGCAAGGGCGTTTGTAGTAAGTGACGACATAACAAATAGTCAAAACAAACTAGCGAACATTAGACGTAGAGCAACTATCTAAAATCAAATAAAACTAATTTAAATCTATTATATAAATATGAAGAAAAAACTTACTAAGATTACAGAGCTTGTAATAAGTGACGATAATGAAGAACTATCTATAGACGCAATAAGTCTAGTAACAAGTCCTGCAATAGAAGTGGATTTTGTATTTTTTGGTAAAGACAAACACAATCTTACATTCTCAAAGATTGACGAAGAAAAAAAAATGTTAATTAGTCCTGCACTAATACCTAACAAACAGATATTTAGATACAACCCTAATACTGATTCAGAGTATTACGTATATTTCTCAAAGGACACAGTAAGAAAAGCTAGCGAACTATACCTAAAATACAATAATCACCACAAAGCTACATACCAACACCAAGACAGAGTAGCAGGTGTACTAACAGTAGAAAGTTGGATAAAAGAAGGCGACCAAGACAAGTCTAAAATGTATGGCTACGATCTACCAAATGGTACGTGGTTTGTAAAAATGAAAATAGAAAATAACGACTTGTGGGAAAAGATAAAAGCAGGTGAACTTAAAGGATTATCAATAGAAGGTTACTTTGTAGACAAAATGGAAAAAATGAGCAAAACAGTTACAGACGAAGAAATAGTAGAAGCATACAACGAATTAGTAAAAGAAGGTAAGATAAATAAAGTAGAGTTAGGTATACATGATGATATACTAAAATTTGAAAAAAGAGCTGACGATAGTTTATCAGATGTAAGAAAAAAAATAACTCAATTAAAAACACAACTAAATGCTGTAAAACATAATTACGGTATAGCTATAGACATAACAGAAAAAGGTTTAAAAATGGCTAAAGATTTAGGGGCAAACGAGCTTATAAATTTATACAATAAAAGACTTACAAGTAATAAAGGTGGTGTAAAGGAAGTAAAAAATTTATTAAATAAATTAAAATAACTATGTACAAAAATTACGAAGACAAACTTAACACAATACTATCTAACGCAAAAGGTGAAAAGGTAGAAAAAATAGAATTAGCATTAATAGACGATTTAGAAAACAGTTTAGAAAGTTTAGAAGGTATTATTAAAGATTTAAATAATGATTTTCAAACATTTAAATCGTTAAGAAATAGAGTGCAAAATGACGCTAATAATGGAGAAACAAGAGCAGACCAAATACAAAAATATTTACAAGACCTACAGAGACAAGCAAAAGAATTAGGATTTAACGCACAATCTATACCTGCATATAAAAAAGCAGGTAGAGTAATTAACGACTTTAAATCTTTAACACAAGGTAGAGCTAAACTTGGTGGTTTACTTTCTTTGTAAAAATCAAATAACAAATAAATAATTCTATTATATACTAAAGACTTTAAAAAATGGATTTAAAAAAACAAATATTATTAGCATTAGGTTTAGACAAAGAAGAAGAATTAAACCTAGAATTTCAAGCTAAACTTATTGACGGTACTATTGTCGTTTCAAAAGCAGATGAACTTGCAGAAGGCGTAGAGGTAATGATACTAGCAGAAGATGGTAGCACAATGCCTGTACCAGTAGGAACTTACGAAACAGAAGACGGTGTTGAATTTAAAGTAGAAAAAGAAGGTATTGTAGCGTCAATGGAGAAAAAAGAAGTAGAAAAAGAAGACGAAGACGAAACAGAAGAAAAAGAAGAAGTTGAAGCAGTAGAAGAAGAAGAAATGTCAGAAGAAGTAGAAAACGAAAACTTTGACAAGAACGCACTTATTGAAGAAATAGGTGTAGTAATTAAAGAACTTTTAGAAGAAGTAAGATCAGACGTGTCAAGACTTTCAGCAGAACTTGAAGAAATGAAAGACATAAACGGTGAACTAACTACTGAAAAAGAGGAATTACAATCACAAATCGTAGAATTATCTAAAGAACCTGCAACTAAACCAGTAGAGGTTTCTAAATTTAACGAAACAAAAATAAAAACTAAACCTTACGCTAATATGAATAGTAAAGAAAGGTTTTTTTATAACTTAAATAAATAATAATTAAATAATAACAAAATGAGTTTTTCAATAACATCAAATTATTCAGGTGAACACGCAGGTCAGTATATTGGCGCAGCGTTAAAATCATCAAAATCTTTAGAGTTTTTGACTGTACTAGAAAATGTAAAGTTCAAAAGAAACATAACTAAAGTTGCTACTTCAGGACTTATTGCAGATGCTACTTGTGACTTCACAGACGCAGGTACACTTACATTGACTGAAAGAGTATTAACACCAAAACAATTACAAATCAACGTAGACCTTTGTAAAAAAGATTTACTAGCAGACTGGCAAGCAGCACAGATGCAAGCAGGTAGACATAACGACGGAATGTCTGACGACTTTGCAGCGTTTGTAATGTCTTACCTATCATCTACTATTGCAGATTCAGTAGAGACTAGTATTTGGAATGGACTTGACGCTAACGCAGGTGAGTTCACAGGATTTATGCAAGCAGGTAACGGACACTTTGAGAATGACACAGCTATCGTAGAAGCAGATAACTCAGGTGGTGCAGCTACAGCGTTTTCAAATAGTAACATTGACGAAAACCTAAACATACTTGTAGACGCAATTCCTTCAGCAGTATACACTAAAGAAGACTTATATATTTATATGTCAGTAGCGTCTTACAGACTTTACTTAGCTAATCAAGCAGCAGCAGGATACGAAAGACTATACAATATGGGTCAAGGTTTCAGACCAATGTTTAACGGTATTAAGATTGCAGTTTGTCCAGGTATGGTAGATAACAAAATGGCAGCAGCCCAAGCGTCTAACTTATTTTTTGGTACAGACTTAGTTTCTGACCACACAGAAATTAAAATGTTAGATATGGGTGACTTAGACGGTTCTGATAACATCAGAGTAGTAGCTAAGTTTACAGGTGGTACGCAACACGCACAAGGTGGCGACATAGTAAGATTAGACTAATAATTAACTTGCAGTAAGAGAGGGTGTCAAAACCCTCTTAAACTGCCTTAAAACAATAAATATGGCTTGTGAATTAACAACAGGAAGACAATTAGATTGTAGAGACACCGTAGGTGGTGTAAAGGCAGTATACTTTGTGCAACACGCAGACGCAGCTATTAATGGTAACACAGCAGGTGCAGGTATTGAACCAGCATCAGGTACTATTACAGACTTAGATTTATCAGGTAGTGGTACAGGACAAGAGTTATTTAAGTACGAGTTAGTTAGAGGTACAGGATCATTTACAGAAACTATCACAGGTAGTACAGAAAATGGTACAATATTCTTTGACCAGTCAGTAAACATTAAACTACACAAACTAAGCGTAGCAGACAGAAACGAAATAAAACTTTTATCAAGAAATAAACTAATTGTATTTGTAGAATTAAATCAAATCAATACTTCAGGTAAAAGAGTTATAGTCGCTTTAGGTTTAGAAAATGGTTTAGAGCTTAATGCAGGTACTAACGCATCAGGTGCAGCTCTAGGTGATATGTCAGGTTCAGACCTTACATTTAGTGGACAAGAAAGCTACAATGCTTGTATTGTCGCAGATTACACTAGCGTACCGTTTGACAACTCAGCGTTTACAGCAACAGTAACTACAACATAATATATGTTTTCATAAATAAAGAAGGGTGGTATTTTACCACCTTTTTTTTTGTTTATAAAATAAATTAAAAGTTTTTCTATTATATAGTATGCAACACGTTACTTACGGTTCTACAGCTACGTTTAATGTCACGACAGAAGACAAAAGAATTAATAATAACGCTAACGCTAATAAGACTAGGTTTTTATGTAAGTTTACTAATGATCTATCAGGCGCAGTAAAATACGCATACGGACAAAGTCAAACAATTAGAGAAAGGTATACAGATTTTACTTTGACACATAACACAACAGAAGACGTATTTACAGGTGCAATAAATTTTAAACCTTATGGATTTTGGAAGTATGAAATATTTGAGGTGACTTGGCAAAGTGCAAGTGTTACATTAGATTCAACACACGCACCTGACACAGAAACAGAAGTATTATCACCTGCAAGCAATCAAAAAGGCGTAGTACAAGGTTTAGTAGAACAAGGCAAATTATTAGTAAGCGAAACAGTAGGTAGTGAGCAGGTAAAATATACACAATACACAGAAACAACAAGTACAAATTATATATATACAAATTAAATGGACACAACACAAGAATTATTATCAGAACAGTTAGGTAAAGGTGGCGTAGAAATAGTAGTATCAGGCACAGGTGCAGTAACAGGTAAAGATTGTTACGCAGTAGCTTTCCCTATAGAGACTGTAGTAACAAACTTAGACACAGGTTCTAACGTTACAGGTACAGATAGCAACTTACACCAAACTTACGGTGCAGGCACTACATTATTTTTATCATTCACAGCTATAACTATTAGTAGTGGTTTAGCGTTAATTTACAAGAACGACACACTCTAAATGTTAAAACTATCTAATTTAGAAACTATAGGTAGACCTGTCTACAACTTTCACAACTTACATAGCGTAGACTTTGACGGAGTTGATGACTTTATACAGCTAAGTGAACCTATAAGCTATACACAACACACTATAAGCACGTGGGTTAAAATTACTAATAGTGGTTCTAGTAAAACTATTATAGATGCTAGAGACGGAAATGATGACGGTATAAGATTAAGAACAGATGCGTCTGAAAAAATTATATACGAACTTAACACAAGTGATTTAACAAGCACTAATAGTTATGTAGACGAATGGGTACACGTAGTAGCTACTTATGACGGCACAACACAAAAACTATATATAAATGGTGCTTTAGACCAGTCAGCTACTACTTCACAAGAAGTAAGTGTAACAACAAACGCAGAAATAGGTTCAAGAAACTTTAGCGACAGAGCAGTAGAGTTTTTAGGCAAAATAGACGAACTAGCAATATTTGACAGAGCATTAGAAGAAGAAGAAGTAACAAAGATATACAGAATAAAGTATGGTGCTAACTTAGTACAGAACGGTAACTTTGATGAGTTAGGTAGTGAGTTAGTTACTAATGGTGATTATTCAGATGGACTAACAGGTTGGTCAGTAAGTACAAGTGCTAGCTCAAGTCAGGATGTTAGTTTATCTGTCAACGCAAGTAATCAGTTAGTCATAAATTCACAAGGTGGTTCACAATCTTACGGCATAGCTGTTCAAGAGTTAGCTACTCCGACTGTAGCAGGTAATGTTTACAAAGTTAAAATTGATATACTTTCAGTAACAGGTGGTCAAGGTGCGAATAAAATTAGAGTAGGCACTAAATCTAGTGAAGCAGCAGGTTCATTGTCAGGTGGTAATATTATAAATGATGATAGTTCGTTTTTAGGTACTGGCAATGTAATTTATTTTACAGCAAGCTCTAATCACTCTCATATTGCTATAGGTGCAAGAAATGATATTACAGAAATGATAGTAGACAACGTATCAATAAAACAAGTAGACCCTAACGACAGGTTTACATTAGGTACAGGTTTTTCTTTTGGTGATAGTAAAGTAATATTTAGTGGCACAGATTATTCTAGTTTGACTACGACAAGTAATTTATTAACTTCAGGTAAAACGTATAGAGTTAATTTATCAGCTACTGTTACAAATGGTTCTTTTAAATTACAAAATAATGGTGTTGATGTTATAACAGGTAGTGCTACTAATAATTATAGTGCTATTTTTACTTCAAATAGTAACACATTTAATATTTCAAGGGCTGGTGTGGGAATACAAAACGATTTTACAATTACTAACCTAATGATAGAAGAACAAAAATATGTAGCTACTAACCTTAAATTAAATTCATTACCTTACAGCTCTTCTAATCTTAGAAACTACTATAGATTTGGTGACGGTATATTAGACAAGTTCCCTTTTATAAATGATATGATAGCACCTAGTTTAGCTAACATAAGTACAACAAATTTAGTAACGCATTCAGAAGATTTAAGTCAATGGGGCCAAAGTAATGTTACTAGAACCTCTGGTTTTACTGCACCTGACGGTACTAATACTGCTTATAAATTAACTACAACAAGTGATAATGAAAATGCAGGAGTTCATATAGACGTGACAACTGTAAGTGGTACTACTTATGTTATGAGTGGCTTTTTTAAAAATCAAAATGTTACAGGAAAAACAAGTTTTATGGCTAGGGTATCAGGTGGTACATTATTTAGACGTTCTATATCATTTGATGGTGCAATAGCTACTACAAGCACTTATGCAAGTACAGGTACAGTAGACGGAATACAATTATTTGAAAAAGATAATGGATGGTATAGATTTAGTTTTTATTTTGTAGCAGACGGAACTACGACACAAGTTGAAGTAGATGTCGATAGAGAAAATGAAGCAGTAGGTAACGCTATATATTTTTGGGGTGCTATGTTAGAGGAAGGTTTTCAAGCTAGTGAATATATAAAAACAGAAGGTAGCACAGTTTCAAGGACATCAACAGTAGAAAATGTTTACGGTTCAATGATAAATATGACAGAAGCAGATATAACAAATGACGTACCAAGTTAATATGAGAAAATACGCAATATGTGACATAGAATTATTAGACGAAGTGGACGCTGAAGGAGAATTAATATTTGACTTTAGCAAAGTATTACAGTCTAGTAGAGAAACAATAAGAGTATCTAATGATGGTTTACTATTTATAGCTAAATGGAATGGTGAAACACCTTTATTTTTAAATGACGTTGATACCTACACACACGCAGAAATACTAATAGAGCTACAAAGTTCTAATTGGACAACAACAGAATAATGGAAAATTTAATTAACATAAACTTAGAGTACAGCACAGCACCACAAATACAAGAAGCACGTGGTAAAAACTGGATAGAGTATGGTACAGACGACTACAAAAACCTGTACCCACAATTTATTATTGATCTATACTACAATTCAGGTACTCATTCAGCTATTATAAACGCTACTGCACAAATGATTGCAGGACAAGACATAACTGCAAAAGAAACAGATAGTGTAGAGTTAAACGCAAAGCTAGAAAACTTCTTTAAAAACGTTAATAGTAAAGAGACACTACACGAGGTAATTAAGAAGTGTGCTTTTGATTTTAAACTACAGGGTGGTTTTGCTCTAAATGTTATATATTCTAAGTCAGGACAGGTAGCAGAAATATATCACGTGCCTGTAGAACGTCTTAGAGTAGGTTTACCGAATGCAATGGGTAGAGTAGACAAATATTATATTTCAGCAGATTGGAGCAACGTAAGGCGAAATAAACCACAAGAGGTTGCAGCATTTAACCCACTAGACAGAACGACACCTAGTCAGATACTATACACAGGTCTTTACAGTCCTAATATGGAGATGTACTACACACCTGATTATAGTTCAGCGTGTAACTGGGCGTTAATTGATCAAAAAGTAAGCGAGTATCATTTAGGCAACATTGAAAGAGGTTTCTCAGGTTCTTATTTTATTAATATGAACAATGGAGTGCCTACAGCAGAAGAAAGACTACAAATAGAACGTAGTATAGAAAAGAAGTTTACAGGATCAGGAAACGCAGGTAAATTTGTTTTAAGTTTTTCAGATAGTAAAGACAGAGCAGCAGAAATAACACCAATAGACGTAAGCAACGCAGACAAACAATATTTAGCACTACAAGAACTATTAGTACAAAACATAATGACAGGTCACAGGGTTACAAGTCCTATGCTCTTAGGAGTTAAAACAGAAGGTCAATTAGGTGGTCGTGACGAACTTATGCAGGCGTTTGAAATATATCAAAACACAGTTGTAAAACCTTACCAAGAACACATACTAAAAACACTTGAAAAAATACTATTAGTAAACGATATACAAGCAGACTTACAAATAGTACAATCTTCACCAATTATGACTACGTTCACCGTTGAAGATATGCGTAATGTAATGACAAAAGACGAAATACGTGAAAGACTAGGTTTAGAAAGGTTAGAACAAGAAAACTTAGAAAGCGAAAAATTAGCTAAAGTAGGTGATATTGATGGCATGCCTGTTTACAACACAGTAGAAGAAGCACTAATAAAAGCAAAAGAACTAGGTTGTGAGGGTTTTCACGAACACGAACTAAACGGAGCAAAGGTATATATGCCTTGTGCAAAACACGAAGACACAAAAACTAGAATGTCAGAAGAAAAATCAGAGCTAGATAAATGTTTAGAAGAATATGGTGAAGAAATAAGTGAAGAATGGGAAATAATTAACGAAGAAGAAGCACAAGACGAACTAGAAGACTTTGACTTTGAAAATGATTTAAACACAAATCATATAAAATTAACTAGTACAGGAAGTGCATATACTAACAGAAAGTCAGGACAAGATCAGACTACTAAACAAGAAAAGTATCAAGACCACATATATAGAGTTAGATATAGATATGCAGGTGCAAAAACAGGTGAAAGAGAATTTTGTAATAAAATGATAAAAGCCAATAAGGTTTATAGAAAAGAAGACATATTAGCTATGGGTAGACGTGCAGTAAATCCTGGTTGGGGTAAGGGTGGTGCTAACACTTATTCAATATGGAAGTATAAAGGGGGTGGTAATTGTAGACATAAATGGTTTAGAGTAATATTAGTACAAAAAGGTAGCAGACCTAAAAATAGTGACGAAGTGATAAGCTCAACAGAAGCTAGAAGTAGAGGTGTAAAACTACCTAGAAACGCACAAGAGGTTTCAGTAGCACCTAGAGATTTACCTAATAACGGATTTGTAAAAAAGAGATAAAATGAGTTACGTATTATTTATATCAGAAAACAAGTTAAAAGATTCTACAGCTATAGGTGGTAACGTAGATATAGAATTTATCTTACCCTATGTAAAAGTAGCACAAAAAAAACACATAGAGCGTGTATTAGGTACAGACCTTTTTGAAGCTCTACAAAGTAAAATTACAGGTGGCACGTTGTCAGGAGTTTACGAAACCCTAGTAGACGAATACGTACAAGACGCTTTAGTACATTGGGCGTTTTTTGAGTGTATACCATTCTTACGATTTAAAGTAATGAACAATAACATAGTACAAAAGACAGCAGAAAACAGTACACCCTTAAGCAGACAAGAAGCAAACGACTTACGTGAAGAAATTAGAAATACTGCAGAGTTCTTTACTGAAAGGTTAATTGATTTCTTAAGACATAACAATAGTAGTTACCCTGAATTAAATACAAACACTAACGAAGACATATCACCTTCTAAGAATGCGTTTTATTCAGGTCTAAATTTAGAAAAGGTTAGAGACAGACAAGGTGATATTACATTAAGTGACTTTTTAACACCTGATCTAAATGAGTAGAAAGTATTACAAACCTAAACCAAAAAACGAAAAAGCACTAAAAAGCTATTTAAAAAATGAACGAGATAAAAGACACAGCACAGGTAGGACTAGCAAACGTTAGTGCAATAGGATTAAGTATGGCGCAAGTCAATGAGATGCTTACATTTGTATCTTTAGTTCTAGCAATATTATTTACAATTTATAAATTCACAAAGTACAATGCCTAAAAAGAAAAAGAAGAAGAAAAAAAGTATGTATTAATGACATACAAGTATTTTAACTTACAAGAGTTCGCAAGTCCTGACGAACCTGAAAGCGGTTTGCAAATGAATAGAGAATTTGTAGCACTATTAGACAAAGCACGTGATATAGTAGATGGTCAAATGATATTTAAAATAACATCAGGATATAGAACCGAACACTATAACGACAATGTGCTTAAAGCAAGAATAGGCTCAAGTCATAAACTTGGACTAGCAGTAGATATCGCATATAACGGAAGTAGAGAAAGATACTTATTAATAAATGCACTTATGTCTGTAGGAATTAACAGACTAGGTGTTTCTTATTTATCAAACTTTGTTCATTGTGACGTAGACCCTGTAAAGGATAAAAACGTTATGTGGACATACGATTATTAACCTTAAATTTTATATTATGAAACAGTATTTAATTATGACAATATTAAAGTCAAAAAAAGTATGGTATACTATCGCAGCAATCGTAGTACCTATAGTAGCAGAAGCACTAGGTACTGACGAACAAAGCGTGTCTAATATCTTTTGGGCGTTAGTTGCACTTACAGGTGCGCAAGGCGTAGCAGACTTTGGTAAAGATGCAATCAAATAGATTTAGACTAAAACCACACGAAATAGAAGTATTAATGCGTATGCGTTCCGAACAAACTAGAAACGTATTAGTCATTGGTGATTTACACGAACCTTTTGGGTTAGACGCATACCTTGACTTCTGTATTGAACAATACAAAAAGTACAACTGTACACAGACAATATTTATAGGTGATATAATAGACAATCACTATAGTTCTTACCACGAGACTAGCGCAGATGGTTTAGGTGGCTTAGACGAACTAGAATTAGCTATACAACGCATACAAAGGTGGTATAATGTATTCAACGAAGAAGGTACTAAAGTAATAATCGGTAACCACGATAGAATGGTTATGCGTAAAGCACAGACAAGCGCAATACCTTCTAAATGGATTAGAAGCTACAAAGAAGTCTTAGAAGTACCTAATTGGGAGTTTGTAGAACGATACGAACAAGATAGCGTACAATATATACACGGTGAAGGTGGCACAGCTCGTACTAAATGCCGTGCAGATATGATGAACACAGTACAAGGACATTTACACACACAAGCATACACAGAACACTACGTAGGCAAAAAATTTAGAGTATACGGTACGCAAGTAGGTTGTGGTATAGATCACGATTCTTATGCTATGGCTTACGCTAAGTATGGTAAGAAACCTGCAATTGGTTGTGCAGTAATTCTAAACAACGGCAAAACACCCCTTAATCTCTTAATGGAGTTATAAACAAACTACCTGTTAATAACTTTTACACAAAACAATTTGATAACTAATTTATATTGTTGTATATTAGCACCATACTAATCAATACTAATTATGGAAACTTATATACCAAAAAACATTATAAATACTCCCTTACAACTTACAGAAGATGAGCTTGTACAAAAATTACAAGAGTACAAAAAAGATAATGCAAGACTAAGACAAAACAACGAGACTTATAAATTGCAATATATAGAAATGAGAGAAAAATTATTAAAATTATTAGAAACTACAAAAATATAAATATGGAAACTTTACACAATATATATCACAAGTCTACTAACAATTTAGTAGCAGGAAACTTAACTACAAAAGAACTTGACAGATTTTTCAGAACCAATTACAAACATACATACGACAAACCTGTATATCGTATAGAAACCTTTTACAAAAACAAATTTCACCAATTTATGCATAAATACGACTTCAAGTTTGTTATGTTTACTTTTGTTTTTCTATTAGGATATTTAGTAACTAAATTAATACAAGAGCTATGGACGATATTATAATAATAGCTGAAGACTACCTACTAAAACAAGGCGTACAAGTAGGTGTACAAAGACAAGACGTAGCTACTAACGAATACTATAACGATATAGGTTTTGCTAACTATGTAAGACTTATAGGTACAGAAAAACAAATAGAAGAATATAGAGCAACCCAAGACTGGGAAATGCGAGGTGTATACGAATATGATCTACAAAATAGTGAAAAGCGTGACTTCTATTTAGATATGCACAAAAACAATAACGATAAAGCGTTAGCAATTATTATAAGGTAACCCTACACCTTTAACGTAGGCAATTTTAAATTTAATTATGAAAACAGCAAATATTAAAAGCGTACAACCTTCAGGTAATTTTAAAGAATTATTTATGTTTGAGGTTGAACTAGACAATGGTGACACAGGTAACATATACAAAAAGTCACAAAATCACGGCTTAGAATTAGGTCAATCAGTTACTTATACGATCAACGATAAAGGAACTATTAAGATACAAAGAGATATACCAAGTCAATATACACAAAACACATCTACTGACGACAGACAAGAACTTATAGTAAAACAATCTTGTCTTAAAGCAGCAGTAGAATATGATAAAACGTGTACAACAGAAGACGTATTAAAAAATGCACAAATATTTTACGACTGGGTTTTTGGTAAATCAAACACAAAACTACCTTTCTAGTTATGAATTTAGACGACAGATTAATGCAACGTATTTGTAATATAACAGCGCAAGCGTGCAATACAGATTTAAAAAAACTTACTTCTAATTCACGTAAACAACCTTATATTGTTATGCGTATGGCTATAGCTAATATTGCATTAATAGAAGAAGAAATTAACTATAAAACAATAGCTAAACATTTAAACAGAGATCGTACTAATATATATCACTATAAAGAGATGCACCACCAGTATTACTATACGTGGCGTTTATATAGAGACACCTATAATAAAATTTTAACAGAGTATAGAGACGTTGCCGAATATGGTATGTCACTTTCAGAGTTTCAACTTAAATTAAAAGTGTCAGATATTAAAAAAGTAGATAACGAAGAAATACAATTAAATGTAGAAACTAAACGTTTTAATCATAGTTTACAAACTGATCTTAATAACTTAATTGACACAATTAAAGAACTAAAGAAAATTTTAATTAACTATGAACATAACATTAATATTTTTGTATGAAACATTTACTAAGTAGTTCAGCATTTTTAATAGTAAACAAAAAACTTGCGTTCATCTTAGGTTTAAAGACCACAGTTTACTTAGCTGATTTAATTAGTAAAGAAGAGTATTTTAAGACCAATGGTTTGTTAGTAGACCGTTGGTTTTTTAATACTGCAAAGAACATACAAGAAGACACTACACTATCACCACACGAACAAAGAAACGCACTTAAATTACTCAAAGAACATAATATAGTAAAAACCAAAATACAAGGTATACCTGCTAAAACACATTTTAGAATAAATGACAATGAGTTACTTAAATTACTCAGTTGTCAAAAAATTGAACAACTAGATGTTAAAAATTTTAACAACTTGGAGTTAAAAAAATCAATAACTATTAATAAGAATAAAGAAATAAGAATAAATAATAATATTAATATATTTAAAGACGAAGTTTTTTCTTACGATTATAATAATGATATGTTACAAGAATTTTATGATTACTGGACAGAACCAAGTAAGACTGGTAAGTTGCGCTACGAAATACAAAAAACGTGGTGTACTAACAGACGATTAAAGACGTGGTCTAAGCGTAGCAAAGACTATAATAAAAGCACGTCTAAAATAGACATACAATTAAACGAATATGAAAAAGGTAAACAATACTTATGAAAGAAAAACTATACGATATAATCTCAAGAACTGCAATAGAACTAGGACATAAGACAGACGGCAAAACACTTGCAGTATTAGCTAAAACATTTGCTTACGATCTTAAAACTGATAAAAAATTTAGACGATTAACAATAGAAGACGTAGATACAGCATTTAGATTAGGAGTAAGAAACGAACAAGATGCGTTTTTAAATATAAAAACATTCTACCGTTGGTGTTTAGAGCATAAACGCAGATTAGAATATGCATACTTTGAGGTTCACAGGTACGGCGTAAACCCAAAATTAGTACCATACTATAAACAAAATTTACTTAAATAAAATTATGTCTTTATGGA